CGTGGGTGAGCCGGAGGTGGTAAAGTCGTTGGCGTTGCCCGAAACGTCATTCCCTAGGTCTCCGCTTGCAGCAAAATCGAGATGAAACCCGTTGGAGCCAAATGTGAGTCCCGACGGATTTACGGGACGCCACACTGAGTTGGTGTCGTATTCGCCGAAGCTGGTGGGGTCTAATGCAGTTCCATCTATATAACAATATTCAGATAAATATCCGTCCCAAAACTGAGTACTGGCTTGTCCAATGTCCAAGGTATCAGCATCAAAAAGAGTGCCGTTGCCGTTTTGTGCAATATTATACTGTGCTGTATTAAAAGCAGTAATTTCAGAGCCGTTAAGATACATTTTAGCTCTATCTGAAGCGGTTGCTTGGGTTGTGTCTTGTACTACAACCAAATGATACCAAGCGTGGGGATCACGAAACACTTGAGTAGTTATAAGTTGAATAGCAACGCCACCGGCTTCGTTGTAATAGGTTAAAGTATCGTCAGCGTTTATTCTTATAAAACCAAACCCAGCAGTCCTGCGTTTAAGAAGATAAGTAAGAATACCTAAATTGCCACGCTTAAACCAAAAAGAAACCGTAAATGTTTTCAGATTACCAGAAGCACTTGGAGTACGAGTCAGATACTGACTACTCCCATCATCCAGCACAATGCTGTTATCAACAGAGTAACCGCCGCCAGCAGCACCGGCAGCGCCTAGTAGCGCATTACGGAAGCCGGTCATTACTGCATGTCCAATCCAGCAGCGAACCCGTACCAAGTAGCGCCGCCGTCGATTGTGGTGAAACAAAGAATGTCTTTACCTGCTGCCGTAAGCGTCGGCGCTGTACCACCGGCCCAATCTACCGCCGCTGGCCAGTTTACCGTCTGGCTTCCGCCGTTGGTCAGATACAGAACAAATCCACACTGCTCGTCGCTGGCAGTAGGGTTGCTGAATGTGAAAGTGTTCGCACTAGTGTCAACAGTTGCGCTGACGGAGTTGCCTAGCGTCAGGTCAATGTCTTGAGTGCCGCCGCCTGTTGATCCGATGGCGTTAGTAACTTCGCCGTAGTCTTTTAGGTTTACTTTGCTAACCGTGTTGTCTTGACCATCTAGCTCACCACCTAGCTGAGGCGTAGTGTCTTCAACTATGTTATCTAGCGTACCAGCACCTAAAGCTGTCCTGGCCGCTGTTGCACTGGTAGAGCCAGTACCTCCATCCGCAATAGCCAAGGCAGAGCTTAGGCTACTAAGACCAACTCCGCTTATAGTACCACCTGTGATACTTACATTGCTAGAAGCTTGCGTGCCCATATCAGCTATGCCTAGATTACTTCTAGCTGCTGCGGCAGAGCTTGCTCCAGTACCACCATCTGCCACGTCTAGGTCAGTAATTCCTGTGATGCTTCCACCAGTGATACTAACTGAGTTTGACGCCTGAGTAGCTATGGTGCCGAGTCCCAAGTTAGTCCTAGCGCCAGCCGCTGTTGCCGCACCAGTGCCGCCGTCAGCTACAGGAACAGCACTTCCCAGGCTGAGAGTAATTGACCCGGTGCTGGCACTAGCTGCAATAGGGCTAGTGGCAGTAATAGCCGACACACCTGCCAGAGCAGAGGCCAAGGTTTGTTTTTTAACCTTGTGCGTAGTTCCGGTACTAACGTCTACAATTGGCAGTACGTCATCATTAGCAAGATCAGCTTCTACAAGTTCTGAAAGCTCTGTGATCTTTTTGTTGGTTGCCATTTAACTCTCCACCCAATCGATAAATAATGTAGCTGTTCCTGCTGTGGCAACAGCAGCTATTTTTTCTCCGTCTCCTGATCCAGGATTAGTATCAGGTCTTACTATAATATATTCGCTTTGTCCTGCGTGAATATACGAGGAAGTGCCGTCCGTTAGAGCAACAGGGTTAATACCCGTTTGATAGTAATGTAAGTTGGACCCTGTAGTGTTTGCTACAGTAACGTGAGCAATGTTACACCCAAACGGACAAGTAGAAGACTGCGTTGAACTAGTTGTAATGTCTATTTTTTCGCTAGAGTTTGTTCTGTGTGCGTGTGGATGTTGACGAGACATGATTAGCCCTCAAGCCAAGTAATATTTACCGTTGCTGTACCAATGCTGGCAACTTTTTCACCGTCTGTTGCTGCACCAGAGCTGTCTCCTTTGATAACAAAATAAGCTGCATCACCAGCAGCAACTAGAGTGCTTGCTGCCGTAGCCGTAGGGTTGCCTGAGATAGCAATATTAACGTTAGCACTTGTAGCTATGCGAACAACTTTGCACCCAAAAGGCGCTCTGTTGCTCTGTGCACTCGTACCAGTGCTGCTGATGTTTTCGCTGCTGATAATACGCGAAGCAAAGTTATTTTGATAAGCCATTTTTCTAAGCCTTTACATTTGTTCCAGAGGTCATTTCATAGCCAAGCTCTATGCCTTTGAGCTTGAGTTCTTCTTGTTTTAAGTTAATATTATTTTCAAGTTCTAGTCGCTCAAGCTCTAACTTAGCAGCTTTAATTTCTAAGTCTTTGGCTTTTACTTCTGCCTCTAGCTTAGATGCTTCTGCTTCCATCAACAAAGCTTGTGCCTGGGCTTGAGCTATCTGCTCTTGCGGACTTGGCTGTGGATTTGGGGGCGGTGGAGGGCTAATGTACTGCTCCACGTTCTTCAAACCCATTTCAGCGCCAATTTCCTTGGCAAGGTTGTAGATATTTTCTGGCGTAACTATGCCAGGAACTTGGGTACCTATTTTTTCAATAACGTTAGCAAAACTGGACAAATTGTTTAGGCGAACATCCTGGTCGCCGTAGCCTAGTCCGACTTCGATGTTTACGTCCAGGTCGTTTTTCCAGCTAGTCGGATCAACTTGGAAATAGTCTCCGTTTACACGGATTATTTTTTTACGGTCCTCGTACCGTTGGATCAAGTTGTAGATAGACTTGAACATATTTTTAACGCCGGTATCAGCAAAGATACGAGCTACAAGCTCTACACGTCCTTGAGCGTTGGTCAGAGCGCCTTCAATGGCACCTGCTGTGACGTGAGACTTTAATACGTCAGCCGGTAATCCTTGAGTTGCAGCGTTAACTCCAGTGCGTCCTGATTTAATCTTGTCCCAGTATTCCAACATTTGGAAACTGTACTGTTGCAGGGCAGGAGTCTGGATAGGCTGTAGAGCGTTAGGAGACTTAGTTCTGACGATACCGCCAGGACGGTTAGTTAGCAGATCGTCTATGTTAACCTGACCCTCAACAATCTGGAACCTGCCGTTATTAGCCAAGTACATATTGTCCATCAGGTTGCGAGTCAGAGTGCTGCGAACAAGCTGAACGTCTTCTACTGTTTCAGCAACACTTAGTCCGTAGAACTTGTGAGGTACAGGAATTGGGCAAATGGTGCTAAAAGGAATATCGTCGCAAGGCTCTAGTTCTAGTATTTCGTTACCAGAGTGGATAATTTTGTAGAGTACGCCTATGCCAGTTTCTTCTACGTCTAGCTTAGTGTACGATTCAAATACTTCTACAGATTCTTCCGACTCTGTGTTAGGCCCTATTGGTACAAGGTTGGTTTGGTCATAAGCATGTCTAGCCATATATTCTTGGCTAGTAGTGATATCGTCTGCTCCGCTTGCAAACGAAGGCAAAGATTCTACAATGTCCTGGTCGAAACCCATTGCAATAAGTTCGCCACGAGTTTTGTGTGAACGGTGGCAAATAAACCTTGCATTTTCTAGGCTTTTAGCCCCACGGTTAATTAAAAATTCTTCCGGGGGTACGTTTTCTACGGTAACTTTACCTTCGAAAGTATTCTTTACAAACGTGGCGTCGTGGAATACTTCTTCTACTTCGATTATCTGCCCTGTAGCAGGGTCCATTATTTCCTTGACTTCTGTTCGTTCAGTGTGCTCTGCAAGCTCTACATCGTCACTATTTTTGATAAAATAGAACTCTTGGTCCGTAAGGTTCTGGTAATCTTCGGTGGTAGTTTTTTGTATTTCTTCCCAGTAGTGCTTTACTACACCTACTTTTTGTAGCAAGGCGTCAAAGAAAAAATTATAGAGAATAGAAAAGCCGTCGTTTTGTTTGTAGAACACATGGTTTACAAATTTTGTAGCTTGGTCTGCTATCTGAACGTCTTCTGGTCCTTGTGGGCTAAAGCGGACTACGTCTTTACCCGAGGTAAATACGCGCATCAGCGAAGGCATCATCCACATGATAGTATCCTGAACGTCAGTGATAACTACCTGGGATCGTCCTTCTTCTTCGTTACCAAAAGGCTCTCCGTAGAAGTATTCAAGCGCACGTTCACGCTGACTACTAACCTCAGAGTCTACATAAGAAGAACTAGCGTCTACTTCGCCTCTGACAAGGGCTAGTACTTCGTCATCTGTCATACTAGTCATGGACTAAGCCTTCTTGCTTTTCTTCTTCTTCTTTTTTGCCACTGCTTTTTTATAAGCAGCCATGCCTTTTGCATCGTAGCTATAGTTCTTTCCATTAAGTTTTGGCATTTAAACTATCCCCATGTTAGAATACTTGATTTCTTGGTTAAAACTGTACTTCCTGTAAACAGTTTTGTTTCCAATTTTCTCGCCAAACCGTTCCACTGAAAGCACGGCATAGCGCATTGCGCTC